GGCTCTTTTGTAAATACCATTTGCAGTCGTTCCCATGCTGATTGGCAATGTGAATGACTTTGTCACAAGAGTGCTACCATCAAAGTCTCCTACTAGATAATTCCTAAAACTGATTTGCTTAAATCCATTAAAGAAATTCCTAGCCACCACATCAGCAGTGCCATCCTGTGTCACCCAAGTAGGACTGCCAATGCTTAAAATACTTGTGCCAGGATGTGTGCCAGAATCGTCATCAAACTTAGTAGGCTTGGCATAGCAAACCATCTTATTCAGCTCGCTTTCCGCAAACAATCCCGACAAGGTCAATGTCTGCTTTGTGCCATTCTTCTTCCAATTGACTTGGCTGATTATACCTAGTTCTTTTCGATTCTCGGTATATACATATTTCCATGTGGCTCTGTCATAATCGCCCCTAACCCCACTCACTACGAATTTACCTACTTGGTTATATTCTCTATCCCATTGTAGACTTTCGTAGCTTGCTAGGGTCACAAGGTTGTAATTACTATCTAGGATTTTTATGCTAAAAGGTTGCTCATATCTGCTCATATCTAACTCCTATTATATCATGGTATACAGCCTATTGTAATATACTGACACATCCATTTCATCTGTACCATTGTCAGCATCAAATGACAAGGTGTTTTCTCCTATCTCAATCAGCATATGGTCAAAATCACTTGTTCTATCACATATGCCAAGGATATTTACCCCGTTATTCTCAACTCTTGGTGGATTGACTGTATAATCAATTGTAATATGGTCACTAGTATTAAATGTGCCAATAAATCTAATAAAGCCATCGTTGATGCTAACCTTTGGATTTAGTACATCATTCTTGAATCCTATCTTGATTATAGGGTAAGCAACATTGTTTCCGTCGTTTTTGATAGTAACCTCTCTATCAAAGTTGAACACACCAACTGGCACACCTCGGTTTATCTTGCTCATCCAAGGGAATCCAAAACTAGGCACTAACGATGCCACATTTCGACCAAAGTCATCTACTGACTTTAGATATGGACTTTCAAACTCAAATGACATTGTGGCAGTTAGTACATAATCTTCATTGGTAGGCTCATTAACTGACATACGATATAACATACCTTCTGCCCATCTTGTCTCACTGCCTACTGTGACATAGATTTTATACATCTGCTTGTAATTAAAGAAATTCAGTAACTGCACTCTTATGCTATCTGAATTTCTCCAGTTCATATTGCAAATCTTGATGGTGCGATTCTTATCATCAAGTCTTACATTCTCTCGTGTCGCACCATCTCTTGCATAATCATCAGTAGTGGTCACATTAGCCTCAAAACTAGCGAATCCCTCAAGACCTTTTTTGGTCAATCTCCAATCATAGTCATCACCAACATATAAGACTTCTCCACTTTGCTTTTCAAATTTAATAACCATTTCAACCTCCTAATAATCCGTACTGTGCCTCTTCACGAATTGTTCTAGCCACATCAATTGGCGATTCCATTGGCTGATTAAATGTAATGTTGTAAACATTAGCACCTAGACCACCTGCTCCACCATTTACACTAAATGCACCATCAATTGTGCCTGGTGTGGTAATCAAATTCTCAAAGTCAAAAGCATCTGTAACTGTATTTAGCAATTTAGACTTATTATCGTTGATACCCTGCATGAATAAGTCCATCATATCTGGTGCATAGGTGTGGAAGTTAGACAATGGGCCTTTCTTTGGTTCAGAGAATCCAATTAAGTCTTTAATACTTCCAGCGATATTCTTGACAGTCTTTTTAAGCGATTCCCACTTGGCCAATAAACCACCAATAAAGTTATCAATTAAGTCTTTACCCCATTGAGCTGCACCACTAATTGATCCAAGGAATCCACTACCAATATCATTGAATAATTTTGCACCACTCTGTACTAATTGCAGTCCACCAACAATTAAGGCTTTAACTATTCCAGCAATTAACTCTGGCACTTGTGCCAATAATGTTGGTATAGCCATCGCAATACCTTTAACTAACGCAATAATCAGCTCAATACCTGCTGTAATAATCATTGGTAAGGCTCTAATGATTGCCTCAAACAAATTAGTTATAATCACTGGTACTGCCTCAATCAGTTTTGGAATAGCATTTACCAATCCCAGTGCTAAAGCCACAATCAAATCAAGTGCAGCTTGGATCAGCATCGCCAACATATCTGGCTCGGTCAACATTATTACAAGGTCGCCAATGATTTCAACAACCGATGGAATCAATTGTGGTAGTGCTTGCACCAATCCCTCGGCTAATGTCGTGATAATTGTGACGGCCGTCTCTAGCAACTGCTGAATTTTACTAGGGTCGGAAAAAGAATCAATGATACTCTGAACCAACTCCAGCAACTTTGGTAATGCTTGTGGCAGTGCATCAGCAATTCCAGTTACAAGTGAATTAAGCACCTCAAATCCTAATGTTAACATCATTGGTACTAGCATTATAAACGCATCAACCAATGAATTGATTAGCATAGGCACTTGATCCAATAACCCTTGTATAATGCCTGGTAATGCTTGAATAAGGGCATTTACCAACGATATTGCTGATTCTAGCAACCCTGGTAAAATTGAATTTATCAAGGCTGGCAATTGCTCTGTGATATATGGTCCAGCTTTAGCTACAAAATTACCTATTCCCTCCATTGTCTTTTGTACTCTTGGGATAAGGTTAGCAAGTAAGCCCTCGCCCTCTTTTTCACCAAAAACAGTTTTCATCAAGCCATTAAAAGCATTTTCAAGGTCGCCACCTCCAGCAATAGCTGTGATAACATTCTGCCAAGCTGCCTTGGTCGCATTGGCTGAACCCTCAAGGGTTTTCATCGCCTCTGCTTGTGTTGTGCCTGCAATACCTTGCTTTTCTTGTATACTCTGAATAGCTTGTACAATATCAGCAAAACTATTGATTGTTAAATCAGAACTTTCGCCAATACTAGCACGATACTCATTAGCATCGGCAATCAATCGCTCCATCTCTGTCTTTGTGCCACCATATCCCAGCTTTAAGTTATCAAGCATGGTAAAATTCTGCTTACTAAAGCCTTTAAAAGCATTGGAAACGGACTCCATATCTGATCCAAACACATTTACATTATCAGACATTGCTTTCATAGCTATATCTGTCATATCGGCAGCTGCGTTCATATCGCCACCTAGCGAATTTATCAAACTAGCACTAAATTGGGTAGCCGTCTCCATATACGCATTAGCACTCATGCCACTTGTCATATATGCCTGGTTTGCGTAGTTTTGTACTTTGTCGGCTGCATCGCCATATAACTTCTCTACACCACCAACCAACTGCTCATATTGTGAGTATTGCTGTACTGCTTGCTTGCCCATAGCAATTAAGGCAGTGCTTGCAGCACCAACGGCAGCCGTTACACCCATTAAGCCTAGTTTGGCTGCACCACCTAAAGCACTACCAATTTTGCCACCAGTGTCTTTGCCCATGGTTTCCGCATTGTTTAAGCCCTCATCATATGCTTTTTTGTCTAACCCTAACTTGGCCATTAGCTCAAATGCAACTACACTCATTTTAATCTCCTCATCTTCTCTTTAAGACCACTTATTATATCTTCTGGTGTTCTATCATCTTCCTTTTGTGGGTAATACAAGTCGCTCAAGTGCATCTGCAATTGTGTGCCACCCGTCAATTGCACCACATTATTGTTGAGATAGAATAACTCATCAGAAATAAAAATGCGATACGTCATATCACGCATTTCGTTGTTATGACGTGCTATAACGTATCGCATAAAAGGTCTTAATTCTCTTCGACCTCGGTATTCACCATAGCAAGTCCAGAAGAGGTCTCGCCCATGCTCTGTACTTGCGATTGAAAAACCGATACTAAATCTTCATCATTTAGTAGTTCTAACAATTTCTTCGGTAGGCTCAAGATTGTCACTTCCTTGGCATATTCCTTTGGATCTTTTCTCTCCAGGATAGCCAAAATCTCAATCAGTTCTGATTTGTGATTCTTAATGATGTACTTTACAAGATTTAGCTTTGGCTGGCTCTGATAAATCTTTTGAATTTCTCCATCTGTCATCATCATAGCCACTGGCTCAATTAAATCTGCTAATACATCGAGTGCCTCTTCGCCTTTAATCTCCGATAATTTCATAGTTTTGATCCTCCTACACTATGCTCCAGTATTCTCTCCAGGTGTCTCTTCGGGTGTCTCTTCCTCTGCATCAATCGAATAGAATACCATAGGTACTTCATTCTGATTCTGCAATGACTGGTGACCAGTAATCTCAAGTGCTAATGTGCCCTTGCCGTTCTTTGTGGTCTGAATAGCAAAACCACCTGTTGAAAGTGCATTTTTCAACTGAATAGCAACAAAACCACCATTGGCCTTATCACCTACCCACCATAAATCCTTAAAGTCTGTCTGCTTTAAGTCACGTCTAGGAACAATCTTTGTTCCATCCACGATATCAGCAGCACCCAACTGCATCTGAATCAGCTCTGGACTTGTACCAAGTGCAGTAGTAGACATCTTACACTCCCATCCATCCAGGTGCTTGCCCTCCATCATGTTGACTGGGGCATTGTCTACATCTTCAAAAAAGTCTGAATATGTAGGTGTACATGTTGGATTTACACCACCAGTAGTAGCACATAAGATGTCAGCATCGGTAAATCCTAACTGACCTGCGGCCGCCTGCTCAATGTTAAACTGCTTTAAGATAACACCAGCATCAAGCTGCAACGCATCGAATGTATTTTCTGGAATGACTGTATATCTTCCCATCTCATCTTCCTCCTAATTTTCTGTTAAAAATTCAGCCATTATTTGTAAATAATAGGCTCTCACCATATCATCGGGTGATTGTATGCGTTGAGAAAAAGTTGATCCTCTTCGTAACCACGCATACCCATTGTCAATCTTGATTAGCTTTCCGCCAAGTCCCACATCAGCAGCAATCTCTTCCACCTTTTCGGTGATGTTCTTCCAAGTGGTTGCTCTATACCATATGGTAGCAGTTAAACCTATTGTGTCATCCATACTGCCCGTAGCAACTGAATATGTTATATATGGCATCTTGGCATTGTTTGGCACTGTTGCCTCATCATATGCTGGAATACCATAACTTGACCAAAAACTATGTATAGCTTGCTCTTTATTCATTTACTGGTAGCTCCCACTCCTCTGCTGATACTTGTGTCATATTAAGGGTAGCAGTCTTTGGTGTATGCTTGTCTGTGCCATCACTTGTCACTCTGAATATCTTACCATCAGATAGTCGTTTAATCACCTTATGATAAGTCAGCACTAAATCCTTGGATGTGGTAATGGTATATAAGGCTGTAACACCTTGTTTTTCACCAATACGAGCTTGCATGCTTGTATTTAAGTCAATCGCTGCCTTAAATGTAGCACCCTCTGACCACTCTGTCACATATCCACCATAACCATCGTCAACTGTGGCCTCATTAAGAATGACACAATCGTACATATAATCATCTAATAGCGACATCGTGTTTTCCTCCATTGATTTAATCGTGTAGCATACTGGCTTTGCCAGGTAACTCCACCCTCTACTGATCCACTCGACTTCTTGCTATAAGAATACCCACCGAAACTCTCTGACTGGAATGGACTGTTTAAAATATCACTGTTTTTCTCCATCCAGGATGCAATTTCGGTGGATAAATCTACAACTTCTTTGGGTACAGCCATAGGCCACACCGAACCATTGCTAAATGATTCATCTTGCAGCCCCTCGGCTGGATATTGATAGACCCCATCATTAAAGATAGACCCTACAATTCTGAAATATTGACCATCTTGCAAGTCGCCATTTTCAACTAATTGCGACAAATCAATAGCCCCATTTCTAATGTCGAATGTGCCAAAATATTTACTTGTCTCAAAATAGTTGTTCAGCTCATTACAAATTAAATCTAACATTTACTTATTACCCTTTTTTCTCTGCTGCTTTACTTCCTTGATAAGTGGTACACCCTGCTTATTGTCAGAACCACTTAACTCTGCGATTCTCTCTTCACTAGGGTTTAAGCCCTCACGTGGGTAAATGTCACCCACGTTATAGGCATTATGACCATCTTGCAAGTCAGTAAAGTATTTAATTACCTTGTACATATCTCTTATGCTCCTGTGTTCTCTCCACCCTGGTTTGTTCCGCCAACTGTGATAACAGCTACACCATCAAGGTACTCTGCCCAAAGTGTCATACCCATAAGTGCGAATGATTCACCAACGGCTGTCGAATAGTTGCCGTTTGCATGGAATCCAATAAGGTTTGTCTCACCCTCAACTGTGTAGTTCAATCCAAGTTTAGCAAAGTCGCTGTCGCCTGGGTCTACATAGTAAAGGTCGATATTCTCAACTGGTGTTGCGATAACCTTACCTGCTGGAATCTTGCTTGATAAAAACATCTTCTTTGCACCAAGGAAATTCTCGATGTAGTCCATACCAAACTGATTCTGTACTGTAAGGTCGGCTGCTCCAAGATACTGGTAAGCATCAAGTGTGTTAACGAATACAGCGATATCTGTAATATCCTTATCCATTGTCTCAAACTTGTTCTTAATCTTACCAATAGCCATTGCAATAGCCATCTGGAATGTTGCCTCTGTGCCTGTCAATGTACCAGTCTGTAAGAATGTGTAAAATCTGTTCATTACATTGTTCTGCAACTGTGTAAGGAAAGCATCATCTGTCTTTTCAACAGCGACTGCTGCACCATACTTGTTAACTGCCTCAATTGAAACTGCCTTTGCATACTTCTCAATTGTAAGATCCTCTTTGTAAGCCTCTGTAACTGTGGCCTTTGAGTAAGGGATAACAGCTCCCTCTGCAACGTCTCCATCTTCCAATGTAACTGATGCCACATAAGACTTCAATGTTGTACCAGGGGTTTTCTTAATAGGTCTTGTAATACCTAAAATGTCCTGCAATGCTTTCCAGTTTCTACCGAATCTTGTTACAAAATCGACCTCACGAGCTGTAACTGTGATGTCCTCAACTTTTGTTACTCCTGCCATGTTTCTTTTTCCTCCTAAATACCGAATAATTCATGGTTTTCGATAATGGCTGCTTGTCTCTCTGCTGAATCTTTAATCGCCATTATCTCTTCCTTTGTCTTTGCTCCACCACCAGTATTTGATGGTGGGTTCTTTGTATCAGCACCCTTTGTGTTTGTGGTTGAAATAAAATCACCCCACTCTGACTTGATACTATCCTTAACCTTGTCAGCATCCTTGACCTTGTTCTCATCATCAAACTCAATCTTGGATAAATCTGTTAGTTTCAAGATTGCATCGAATCTCTTTTCAGATACACCGACTTCTTTGAGCAGCTCCTTGTAAGCCTTGGCCTTGTTAGCCTTAACTTCCTTACCCTCGACATCAGCCTTATACTGCTTGAAATCTTCCTTGACCTTGTCAAGTTCAGCCTTATAGACTTCTGTCTTGTCGTTCTTGACCTGCTCCTTGAGCTTATTACACTCTTCTGTGAGTGTTCCAACCTTTTCAGCATCGGCCTTGTACTGGTCTCTCTGTTCCTTGAGAGCATCCACTGTCTCTGAATGTGCTGTGATGATTTCATCAATCTTGTCTGCCTCAATTCCTAGGGCAGTTAAAAACTTTCTTGTAAGTGCCATAGTTTAAATCTCCTTTTCTTTGGTGGCAGTGCTTTGCCATTTGATTTCCGCTATCTTGATTATACGCAAATAATCGCTAAAATTCAATACCATCTTTGAGATATGTACTCGCAATGTTTCGGTACACATCCAGGTGTGTAGCCACACTATCCCTCAAGTAGTGTGCCTTGCCCACATCGTGATGTGCTTGGTCGTTCATTTCCACAAACTCTGCATACTCCACATTTGTACCCACATACATAGTATCCTCATCATGGGAATAGTCGATGGATTGTGATAGATTACCCGTATCGACTGGGCAATTAGCACTAGCAAATCCTTGAGCGACTTCACCCCATGCCTCCAGCATTTGTGCTATGGCTTGATTTGTGGCTTTTTCAACTTCTGCTTTGTGTGATTTAAACTCAAATAGTGCCATTATACACCTCCTTATAATACTGCTTATAAGAATCTATGGCTTTTTGTGGTGCTTTATCAGTAAGCATGTATTTTTTATGCTCAAAATCAAAATAGTACCAGTCATCGTTAGTCATAAAATACGGCATGTCAACCATAATATTTACCTCCCAAAATGCTTATTTAATATGCTCATTATCTCATCAACATAATCATTTTGTTCACCACCTAGCTCTGCGTGTGTAAAGCACTCGGCCATAAACTCATCACTATTAGTCATAGAATATTTACCCAGTGATTTTTCTTTTAATTGCTGTGACAACTCGCTTGCTCTTTTCCAGGTTTCCTCATTCATAGTTGTAAGTGCCTCTAGTTCTACCTCTTTTTGAGTTTTTTCAAGGCTGCCTATTTCTGCGATATATCTATCATAAACACCATTTATTTCTCTTCTAACATTTTTTATTTTGTCATAATCTGCACCCAAGAAATTGCGTTTGTTATCCAATTCTGAACCCATATCAATCAATGTATGTGCAAATTCATGTGTTATGACATATTTATCAGCCATGTTAGGGTCAATTTGAGTGGCAAAACCATTTTTAACTAGCTCTTTTACTCTGTCAATATCTGTTATTTTAGCTGGGTTATACATTATCGTTGATGTATCCACATCATAATTATGATAAGTTGTCGCAAATGAATTTATGTGAGAAACGTACTCCATTTTATCCATTGGCCTAATACTCTGCACGGTTGTATCATATCTCGAACATAAACTCTCAAACTGATTTGTAATTGTATTTTTAAGATCCTCATCCATTTTTGTAAGTTTGACATCAAAAAAGTCTCTTCCTAGTTCGCTATAAGGTGTCGCATTTAGTCCATTTGCGGTCCTGTGGTATTCATACGAATCAGCAATAGCATTGTGTATTCTGGATTCACTATCCACATTAGGTTGTGCTTTTGGCTGTCTAGCCGTTTTCCACTTCTCATAGCTCATGCCATTGTCATCTAGGTAAGCACTTACTCTGTCATCAGTAAAAATGTTAGGATTTACCCCTTGTGGCACTCCTATCATTCTGCAACGACAATTGTATATCTCACCACCTGCTCCATCTGGGTCGCCTGGTTCCATCAAGCCATTAGAAAATGCCTCATCAAGTTCTACAATTTCTCTATCCATCATTCTATGGCTATGTCGGGTTCTACCATCAAGGGTTGCAAGCCACATTTTTCTTGTCTTAACTCCCAGCTTGTCAGCTCTCTCATATGATTTAAGCCTACCAACATTTCTTGCATAGGTGTTCATAGTCCTTGCATTACGAATAGCAGCATTTTTATTCATATCGGTTACACTCTCAAGGTTTTTAGCTACATCCTTAATAGGCTTACCTTGTAAGATGCCTTGTGTGATGGCTGAATTGACCTTGCTTTTATTCCATCGCAAGTCCTTTGGAATATTTAGGTTGACTGGTAGCAAGTCTGGATCATTCTCAATGATGTTGTAAACCGAATCTCGGTTGTAAATTGTAAAATTGGTGTCAATTCCACTAATTTTCTCAATCTCATAAGTGCCATGATTGATACTCTCGGCCATTGTATCAGCTGAATGTTCACGAATAATCTTTGTAGCAATCTTGTTGACATTGGTGTAGTCCTTGGCCAAGCTATCTCTTAAAGCCGTCCACCTTTTGCCAGTCAGCATCTTGCTTTGTCTCCACTTGATATAGTCATCATGTGACAATGTGGCTTTCATTTTTTTGTCTTGCTCTTCAAATTTAGCAAAATACTCATCGCATTTCTTTGCTATATCAGAATAGGCTTGCCGATATTCTCTAGCAAGCCTTTTCTCTAGTTTTTTTAACTCTTGATCCTCTTTATTCATTCAACAGGTCCTCATTTCCACTCATCATCCTAGTCATTTCATCAGCAGCCATCTGCTCTAGGATTGTTTCAGCCTGGTCTCCATCGCCTAACAATGTCAAAATCTTCTTTGTCACATAGTCCTCTGGTAAATACTGTGCTGATTGCAAAACCACCGCAATATCTTCTGCAACATTGACAATCTGACTTCTTGTGAATGTTGCATTGTCATCTATTTCCGCTATTTCAAGCAATCTCTGAACAAACTGCTTAATCTCAAACTCATAATCATCGCATTTATCGTCCAGTGGCTCATAACTAGCCTTAATCTGTGTAGCAGTGTTAGCCCCACCTACGATACTTCGGATGTCTAGTGCCATTGCATCCTCATACATATCGGCTCTTAATCGGTCAAGCAATGCCTCACGACTTGCATATGGTGCCTCAATTGTATGTGGCTGGGCTTGTACCCCATCTTCTGTGGTGGCTGCATGTACTGTCTTAATTCTCTCAATGAACTCTGTCAAATCCACATCATCCATACCACCTGCATTGTTCAAAGTCCAGTAGATAAGTGATGCCTCATCAACAGTATTGGCAAACCCACTCTTGATAAGGTCATAGCAGTCAATCTGTTCTCTCAAGCCTACCAACTCTGATTGATGGGAATCGTTGCCCCACAATGGAACAATAGGGAATCCAGGGTAATTCTGTCCATCCACAACCTCTTCACCATCAGCAGCACTATTTCTAACAATCTGCTTATATGCTCTTTTCTCTTCGACTACTTCGCCATTTTCTTCGCCATCATCTCGCTTGCTCCACATGTATTCTGTGTAGCCATCCTCTTCATAGAGTGTGGCCTTGAGTGGTTTATCAGCATCTATCTGCCAAAATCTCACTCCAGCTCTCAATGATCCATTATTTTCATCAAATAGTGGCACAAACTCGGTCACTTTGAATACTTCGAGATGGTCTAAATTCCAAAAGCCAAAAGACACACCACCAATTAGGGCATACTTTCCAGCCTTTTGTAGCTGATTGTCAAAATTATCTCCCACCTTGTCAGCAGTATCATTATTCTCCCAAGTAGCACCATTTCCCAGCAAATACTGGTTCTCTTGAGTGACAAATCGGTTGAAAAACTTACTAGCCATCTTATAATTGGCTGATATGTTGTCGGGTACGGCTTTGCCTGTCACTGTGTATAGTATCTTTTGGAAATTGACGATAGTCACATTTCTATGCTTGTAATACTCCCAGGCTGTAACTGCCGTCTGGTATAGGTCCTCTGACTTATGTCGATTGATTGCGTTTCTGACAAAAGCCATTCTCTCTGTTTCATTTTCGCCAACTTCTAATAAATCTTGATATGTTAGCATCTCATCCTCCTAATTGAAAATCGGTGTATATTTACTCTTGACTTTTACAAGTCTCATAGTTTTAACAAAATATCTTGTAGCATCCATGTCGTGGTCATCTACCTTAACTGGCTTGTCCTCAACTGATTTCTCATCCCAGATGTAGCCACCTGCCTCTTTTTTCCATGATTTCATCTCACTATTGTCTACAATCTTTAGCTTGCCCTGGTGCATAGCACTCGCAGTCTCTCGAATACCATCTAGCACATTGTTGTCAGCCGTCTGAACCTTTGCCCAGTCGGTCTTTTTCAGCAAGGCAATAAAAGATGCTGCACTTGGATCAATAATGACTTTGATTTTCGATGGTGGATATCCACCCATGCTGATTGCCTCTTTAGCACTTTGCCTATAATCATTTATCAAATCGCTAAAATGATTCTCAATATCCTCCAGGTACTCATTGTCTGTCTTTTGCACTCCAGTGTCACGACCGCTGTAATAGTAGTTTTTGTGGCCATACCATATGTCATCAATGTTAGTCCATTGAATTGCAGCAAATGCGTTCATTGTACCATAATCAAGTGATAGCACATGGTCTTTTTGCTTGCCATCTGGTAATTCTTTAACCAAAGCATCTTGATACATGGGATAAATAAGGCCCTCTGCCAATGCCCACTCACCAAGTATGTATCTGTCATAGTAAACTGTTCCAGCATATTCCTTTTTGATGTTCTCCACATAGTCTGGAGGCAAAAAAGGGTTGTCATCTATCGTGTAATGCTGAATATACTTGTCTAGGTTCTCTTGGTCAAGAAATTCCTTTAGCCAATGGTTGGGATTCTCTGGGTTCAGCGAACCATCAAAACAACTATAAGGCTTATCAAGTCGAGATTTAAGCATGTCAAACACTTCACTCTTCCACTTGGCCACCTCATCACCATAGCAATATTTTATACTTGATCCTTGGATTTTTGCAACCTGTGATGCCTTTTCCGCACCGATACAATACACTGGTTCACCACAAATCTTTGCAATGTTAGTTGAACTATTTATATTGCCTATTAGCTCATCTGTATATATTTCTCTCATTGGCTGCAATACATTTCGTTCTATTGTATCTCTCGACACACCAAGTATTACATTAAGTCCTGGTAAGCCTGCAACGGCTCTGATCCTGCTAGGCACAACATAAGCCACATCCACGAATGATTTACCACTACGGACTGCACCAACTTTCAGATTCCATCTGTGGCTTGCATTTAGTATATACTCATTCTGCTTTTGGCTCAATGTTAGTTGCATTAGCTCTAACTCCCTCTAAAATATCATCAAGTCTGTCAATTGCATCGTGATTCTCATAGACAACCTTGTCTGACTGGTTCAGATAATTCTTGCCAAGGAAGATGGCCATAGATGCGTTTTTCTCTGCCAGTTTAAACTGCCGTCTCCTCAAGCTAACTTTCCCTCGCTCTCTTTTTATAGCGAATATCTCGGAGAAACTTTTGTGGTAGGTTCTCTTGCACCAGCCTGTCAAAGTCTTGTCTGTGACATCAAACCAGGCACAAATTTCTTCTTGTGTACATTGCAACGCACATAACTTTTCAAATTCCTCTTGGTCAATTTCTTTTCTAGGTCTTGCCATGTTTTTACACCTCCTATATGGTCTTATTTTATCACATAAAAAACATCGTGTACAATTTTAATATATTAAAGTATTAAATCCCTAAAAAGTCAAGATTCAAGATGTATATATAATATTTATTATATAGGGGGTTCGACATCATCAAGGTAGTGTAAATGAACCCCCCTATTTCTAAAAATGAAAAAGATGTTGAATCTTGACTTTTTAATTAAAAAACCCAGTAAAATCAAGGGTTTGAGCCAAGTCAAGATCCAAGGGAAGATGTTGACTTGATGTTGACTTTTGACCACAAAAACATTACAAGTGTGTACAAAAGTTTAACCACAAAATCATTATAATTGTGTAAAACGACAAAAGAAAAAGTCAAGATCCGAGGGGGCATCTTGACTTTTTTAATACATCTTGACTTGATCTTGACTTGCTAAATTAGGTCTGTAATATTACAATCTAATGCTCTAGCAAGTTTGATAACAGTTTCAACGGAAGCTCTATTTA